GCAAGCCTTCTTTTTGGTAGACTTGGATCATTGTACTCAATCCAGCCACTTTTGATATACTGTAAAGCTGTTCTGTATCAAAATCTTGAGCACAAGTGACTGTAAATTTTTCACCACTTTCTCCAAAGATGATTTCACGACTGTATATATCATTTGTATTGCAATTGAATTTTAGATATCCGGTACATGAAGAAATCGAGATCATATTACATCCCATATTATTTAAATCTTTAACCATTTTAACATACTCATTGCTTGGTATATTTACATGTTTATCATATTCTAAGGGGATATCAATATCAAGACTTTGTAGATTTTGAATTTTTATAAAGCTTGTTGTAATCCTATTTTTTTCTTTAGGAATGACACGAATGCCTAATTCGTCTTCTTTATCTTCTTCAATGAATAAGACTAAACTATCTTTCTTTTTAACATTTTTCAACATTTTATAAAAGTGAGAGAGATTAATTCCAATCGAAAAGTTTTTTCCTTTGACTTCTTTAAATTTAAAGTTATTGAACTTATCAGATTGGAGACATAAATCGATTAATACACGTCGATTGCTATCTGTCATTCTAAAAAAGATACCTTTATCATTTACGATAAAACAACCATTCTTGATATTGTTCTGAATCAATTCAGATAAAATTTTGATAATATATCCTTCAGATGTTTTACAAAAAAAAATGTAATTAGGTTGTGACATATTTTAAATATTCTTTTCTATTTAAAATACATTAATAAAAATATATCCATTAATAAAAAAATGGATCCATCTATGTATTCAATCGTATCAACAGTTATCACTTTTATTATAATAATGGGTTACTATCTACTTAAAAAACCCGATTTTGTTATGGCAATGAATGAACAAAGTCAAAAAATATTTTCATTACGTCTATCTGTCGTTTATGCTTTGTTATTTTCTAGCGCAACTGGTTTATTAGTCCTTGGAATCTGTATGATAGAAAAATCTAGATAAAATTTATTAAATCTAATATAAAATGAGCAAACCATTTTATGTTAATCCAGTTCAAGTATGTTCGGAATTACACGGCTACCAAAATCTGAATGATGTAAGAAACTGTATCATGAATTCCATCTACCGTTTTTACGGCCCTTTTTGTGATTTTCACCAAGCTGGTTTGTATAATATGATTCAATCATATATGGTTGAAATTATTAAAAATGCTGGCAGAAATCCAAAGGCTTTAAAACTACCATTATCTATTCCTATTTTTGAACCGAGATTTTTTGTTACGCGATACTTCGAGTTACTTGATAAAGAAAAAGCTTACCAATACTGTCTCCAAGATTGTGGCGATAATAAAGATTGCCAACAAAATTGTTATGTTGATAAAAACTCAATGTATTATTAGAGTATAACTAAAGTACATAACTATAAGTAATACAACAGAAAATAAAGCGATATAGGGAGATAATTTTTGCCAATCAATCGAATGATCTTCTTTTGTGATAAAAGAAGGTTTTGTGTATAACATGGAAATAATAAAGACGGCATTTAAGGAAAGATATAATAAGATATAAATAATTAACTTTGAATAAGAGTTAGGGACGACAGGAGCAACAGGGACGACAGGCACGACAGGAGCAACAGGCACGACAGGTGGGTTAGGTCCAGGAAGACCTTGTTGAGCTCTTTTCTTTTTACCTGTTCCAAACCCTTTTAAAAAACAAGAATGAAGTGTCCCAAAATCATGATAACCTTCTGGCAACTTTTCATCATTTCCGCAATAAAATTTTCGTTCATCGATAGGTTGGTAAGGGTTATTATAAGATAAATCGACAGGTTCGTGTATCCCCCTACCGTATCCATTTCGCATACACGAATAACGAGTACCCAGTATTTTTTGGCCACCGTTTTCGATCAGTTGAGAATTAAGTCTGTTATTTCCACAGTACATTTATTAATACTAAAAATTAGATAATTTATTCATTATATTCAATGGCAAAAAGTCGGTGTCTTTAAGATCAAATCCGTAATAATCGTGTGGTTCTTTATTTTTATACTTGGATAGTATATCATCGAAATAATTCCAAATTTTATTATCAAGGGTTGCATAGACATACAAATTAATAATTAGAAGACGCATATCATGTGACATATTTCCTGAATAGTTGTCATAATAAGGATTGATCAGATTTAAGTTGGGGATATGACAATCTTTGCATTTAGAAGAATCTAATGAAGCGTATCCTAAATCAATAAAATAGATTCTATATTCTTGGACAGAACGATGATGAAAATCATCGATGTGGATGTCTAACACAAACTTTTCTTTTTTTAACATTACGTTTTCTGTATGAAGATCTCCGTGGATAAACCCGATAGATTCTTGTAAACAATATAACTGGTACGAGATTTGGATTAAAATATTTATTGTTGTTTTAGCATCAATTGTTTTTAAGAGATCTACTAATGTAATATCTAGTTTTTCCATCATACAAACACTTTGTTCTTTCTTTTGTTCTTTCTTTTGTTCTTTCTTTTGTTCTTTCTTTTGTTCTTTTTTATTTGTTTTATCAATATTTTTCCAATCTAAGTCTAGTAGACATTTCCTTAATTTTTCATTTTTTACTTTCTTAATTTTTCTGGGAGTTATTTTTTGAAGCGACTCGGCTAAAAATAATGTTTTGATAAGAGGAAAAGGTTGAAGAAAATTCATATGAATAGATGATTGTAATTTATCGTGAAGACAGTATAAAATAATATGAATAATATATTCTTCTAATGAATCCTTATCATGATTCATTTTAACTGTATAATACTTTTTGTTGTATAAGACTTTGTAAACGTTTGCGTATGTACCTTTTCCAAGTAATTCTAATAAAAAGATAAACTCGTCTTCTTTTACCAATATTTTAGTATCATTTCCAATACTAAGATATTGATGTTTATTAAAAAGGGGGATTAAATTGTCACAGCTTTTTTTATTTAAAATGATATCATTAAAAGATGTGATGAAATTAGAAGCTGGTTTTAAATCTATTTTTTCACGAATACAACTTATGATTTCATGTAAACCATTCATTTTATTATTATAAAAAAATATTTTCTTCTTCTTCGTCTTCTTCTTCTTCTTCGTCTTCATGCATTCCTTCATAATAATCATCGTATTCGTATCTTTCGTAGGAAATATTATCTTGCATAATATCAACGGTTTGTGTGTTTACTTCATTCCATAATATATTATTAGAAATTTTGATTAAAAATGTCCAAGGATAAGCAGTATTAGTCAATATAAACAAACGATAATTATACTGAGATCCATATAATTTAAATTTTTCAATTGGAGGAAACTCTTCCTTGTAATTTCCACAATCGTCACATAATAAGTTCGCTCGGATAGTTTTTTTATTTGGGAAAGTATTTTTAACTAGATAGTTTCTATCATATACTTCTGCTTCGTGGAGATAACTATCAATATCCATATATTCATCAAAGACAGGGAAAGAACTGATCCAATCATTTGCACATAATGGACAAATCAAATCGTATAATTTTGTGTTTCTGTATTTCTTTAAAAAAAGAGTTATTATTTTTTCATAGTATGAAGATACGTAACGAAAATGGAGAAGATCTCTTGGGTATAAAAAATGAGAGACAATAAAAAGAAGTTCTGGAGGAATTTGTTTAAACATATTTAATTGTATTATAGAGATACAATTAAATATCAATTTTATCAACTTAAAGATATCATTAAAAAATAAAGTTATTTTATAATTAATAAAAATGTTTGAAAAGTTTAAACAGTTTTGGAATGAGAATGGTTTAGAATGGTTAGCTATCATTTCTGTTGGCATCATTTTAATTCTTTTTATTTATAATTTATTTACCAGAAAAAGAGGAACATTTTCTCAATACAAAGGAGTCGATGTATTTAATTTTGGAACGATGCCAAAAGACCCTTTTTTAAACTATCGCCAACATACTCATCGTGATAGTAAATTGGAATTGTTGACAAAATATCATTTGGAGTCTATTTTCAACCTCCCTTTTTATAAAATTCGACCGAATTTTTTACGAAATGAGATGACAGGACGTAATTTAGAGATTGATTTATTCAATAAAGATCTAGGACTAGCAGTTGAGATACAAGGAATACAGCATTATAAATTCAATCAACGGTTTCATTTAAGCGAAGCGCAGTTTTTTGAACAACAAAAAAGAGATGAGATGAAAGCGTTAAAGTGTCGTAATTATGGCATTAAATTGATTGAGATACCTTATTATGTCAAAGAACATGAATTGAAATCTTTTCTGATTAAAAAATTAAAAGAAGTAAGAGTTTTATAATAAAGATGAACTGTTTACCTTGTATAGGACGTAAAAACCCTTTCATTTATCCTGATTTTATGATAATTACGCCCAATAAAGAAATCTTGCAATACTGTATCATATGTGAAAAAGAAATGTATAAAAAAGCGGTATATTGCAAACTATGTCAAACATCGATAGGACATTTATCGTGTGTAAAAACTTGGTTTAAAAAAGAAAAAAAGTGTCCATATTGTAAAATGGATACAGATAGACTAGATTGAATGAATCTTTCTAAATAAAAAAAAAAATTAATATAAATGAAGATCTATTTGATTATTTTATTTATATTTATATTATACTTATTATATTTTTTCTTCACAAAATACTCATATAAAAAAGAACTATTTGATGAAGTAAAAACGAATAAACAAATTAATAAAATTATAGAAATAATTGACCGTCTCGCTATAAAACGTATAAATAAAATTCCTGTTTACTATATCAATATGGATAAGGATGTAGATAGAAGAGAATATATGGAATCACAGTTACCAAATCATTTTGAACAATATCACCGAATACCAGGATTTAATGGAAAGAAAATTAAGGATAAATATCATGATACGATTGATGGGGTTGAATTTTATAACGAATTTGAAAATAGTTTATCTGAAATAGGGTGTACTTTATCACATCTCTTAGCTATAAAAACGGCATACGAAAATGAAGATGAAATTGCTTGTATTATGGAAGATGATGTATATATGAATTTATTAAATATAAATGACGAATCATTGGATGAAATCGTAAAAAATATTCATATAGAGTGGGAAATTTTAAAATTGTTTCACCTAGACTCAACCAAATTAAATAAAGAATTTATACCGATTAAAAAACATAACTTTCATTTGTTTAATGATAATAGTAATACTTTTTCAACTGTATGTTATCTCATCAATAGAAAAGGTATGGAAAAGATATTATCAATAATGGGACATAACCCATTCTATTTAATGAAATATATGGGCAATACATGTACTGCAGACTATATTTTATATAATCAAGTAAAGACATATGATATTGAACCATCTTTAGTAACCATAAATAATACTGAATTAGATAGCACGATACATAATGATCATACTTCTAATCACATAGAAATGTCTCTTAAAAAATTAGAAAAGTATAAAGAAGACATATTGAGTAAATGTTGTTCTTTTTTGAATATCATTATTTATAATGAAAATAAAAATTACGAACGATTAATGAAGAAAGAAATAGAAACGTATTTAAAAAAGTTTAAAAATGTTATCCACTATTTCGTGACTTATAGAGATCAAAATGACTATATTATAATCGAAGATAATTGTATCTATATAAAAGGGAAAGAAGGGCTTATTCCACAATGTTTAGATAAAACAATTATTGCGATTGATTATTGTATTAATCAGTTGAATATTCAGTTTGATTTTTTAGTTCGTAGTAATATATCAACCATTATTAATTTCAATCAATTTCCAATTGAATTACCTTTGACAAATTGTTATACAAGTGCTTTTATTTTACCAATAAAATCAATAAAAATAGATATTCCTTATGGAATTAATAAAAATAATATTAATAAATTAAGAGGACTTCAGTATGCATCCGGAATAAATATTATAATGAGTAAAGATGTTGTTAAATATTTAGTCGATCATAAATATGAATTGGATAGAACTCTTATCGATGACATATCAATTGGATTTTTATTATCAAAACACTTTAAACCTATTCAAATAAAACAAGAAAAAAAAATGATTATAAATGAGTTTGATAAAGATGCATTTGTGATCAGAAATAAGAGTAATAATAGATATGATGATGTCTCTCGAATGATGAAACTGAATAACTATGAAAATCAAAAGAATCAATCATCTTTAATTATCAGCGCAAATTTTGGAAATATTGATTCAAATTATTTAATCGATAATATGGTAATATATGATGAATCATCATTATTTCCTCATCCGAATCTATCACCTAGATTGAGAGCTAAATATTTTAGAATGTGTACTCATTTATTATATCCTAATACTTCTTTTTATATATGGTCAGATGCTTCTATTATTTTAAAAGAAGGTATTATCGATTGGTTAATCTATCGATTAGGAGATTTTGATGCTTTATTTTTTAAACATTCTAAACGTTCATCTATTACTGAAGAAAAAGATTTTTTACTTAATAATTTAAATGATCCTTATTTAAAACAGAGATATGAAGGATATAATATGTCTGAACAAGTAAAAGATTATCTAGATGATGGATTTAACGATCAGATCGGTTTAATGGAATGTGGATTATTTATCAGAAGAAATAAACCGAATGTAAATAATGCATTCAATGAATGGTTTATCGAACAAGTAAAATGGTCTATACAAGATCAATTGAGTCTTCCTTATATCTTATGGAAACATCAAATTAATTTTAAATTAATTGAAGATTATACTGTATACGAAGGTCCTTTTCATAAATATAAAGGACATCGCTTATTTAATTAGACTATTTTTAATCTAAATAAAAAATGGTACAATGATCCAGTTTACAAATTAAATAAATTTTGCTAATTCATCATCTAATACTTCATTTTTATCGTAAGTATAAAAATAATTCATATCTCTTATATTATTAGTATTTATATTATCAGCATCTCCTCTTGTCATCTTTACTTTTTGAAAATATTCTACAGACATGATTGCATAATGATTTAGTTTTAACTCATGTGGATATTTTATAGTATTTTTATTATGTCTATGATTGTGTATATTTAACTGGTTAGTATGTAACGTATTAACGATAGATTTATGATTTTTATTTTTATTTTTTGAACAGTGTATAAAACTTTTCCTAATATTTGAAGGTTGTTTAAAGAATCCACTTGATCCAAACATTGTCCAATGGATTAATACAGAACCTACATCATTATAGTCTAACCTATTCAAATAATCTTTTATTGTATTTTTCTGTCTATTGTAGATGTATTCATCTATATCACATATAATTAGCCACTTGCATTCCTTCTTTGATTTGTTTTTATAAACATAGTTATAATGATCACTTTGTTTATATTTTTCAGGTAAATAGTAATAAGTAACAATACCTCTCTTAATATAAGGTAATAATTTGTCTTTACTATCATCTGTACTCCCATTATCAATCATATAAAAATGATCAACTCCTTGCCATATATAATGCTCAATCCATTCTTCTATTACCATTTCTTCGTTTTTAAAAATAGCTAGTATACCGAGATCGTATTTATAGTCTATTTTAGAAACATTATTTTCATCTTTATTTGTACTTAAAATAAACAAAAAAACTAATATTAATATAATGATAAATATGATCATTTATATAACTTAAAAAAATAAAAAATAAGTGAGTTTTAACAGTATGATCAGGTAAGATATATGGTTATCTTCCATACATACAATACTGTTTCTGAGAAAATCCTTTTGGACTTTTACAATCAATGCTTTTCTTATACTTATTACTCCATTTTCTTTTTGGACTCTTTTTAGTTTTTGGACTCTTTTTAGTTTTTGGACTCTTTTTAGTTATTGAACTCTTTTTAATCCTCATTTATATAGATTAAAAACTTTTTTTTTACAAAAAGTACTAGCATTTTAAATTACACTATATTTAAAGACTCAATTATAGTTAAAAATGCCAACATTTCTAAATATTATTATATACAATGAAAATACAGATTACGAAGGTCCTTTTCATAAATATAAAGGACATCGCTTATTTAATTAGACTATTTAAAAAAATATAAACTATATAAAATGTCCCGTATTGCTGTTGGAATTGATCTGGGAACGACTTATAGTTGTGTTGCCGTTTACCAGAATGGATCGGTTGAAATTATAGCAAATGATCAAGGGAATCGAATTACACCTTCTTATGTGTCTTTTCAAGATGATGAACGATTGATAGGTGATGCTGCGAAAAATTCGAGCACCCAAAATCCCCAAAATACGATTTATGAGATCAAACGCATGATTGGACGCGAGTTTAACGATCCGATTTTACAGAGAGATATGAAACTGTTACCGTATACCGTCGTAGAAGATAAAGGTCGTCCTAAAGTAAAAGTAGACTATATGGGAACAGAAAAGTTATTTTCGGCAGAAGAGATCTCAGCGATGATCTTAACAAAAATGAAAGAAACAGCTGAAAAGTATATCGGAAAAACAGTGACAGATGCAGTAATTACCGTCCCTGCTTATTTCAACGATGCACAAAGACAATCGACAAAAGATGCTGGTCTTATTGCCGGATTGAACGTCTTGCGAGTTATTAATGAGCCAACCGCGGCAGCAATCTCGTACGGCTTAGATAAAAAAGATGGTAAAAATAGAAATGTATTGATTTTTGATTTTGGGGGCGGGACACATGACGTCTCTTTGCTAAAAATAGAAGATTGTGTATTTGAAGTGGTAGCGACAGGAGGAGATACACATCTAGGAGGATCAGATTTAGATCAACGAATCGTTCAACATTTAATGAACGAGTTTCAGCAAAAACATAAAGTATCTTTAGCCGGAAATAAAAAAGCAATTAGACGATTAGCGACTGTCTCTGAAAGAGCAAAACGTACTTTATCTTCCTCTACAACAGCCAATATCGAAGTCGATTCGATCACAAATGGGATTGATTTTAATACTACCTTATCACGTGCAAAATTTGAAAGTCTCTGTTCAGATATTTTTCATAAAGCGATGGCACCAGTCGAACAGGTATTACAAGATGCAAAGATGTCGAAATCAGATATTGATGAGATTGTGCTTGTCGGTGGATCTACACGTATCCCAAAAGTCCGTGAGTTATTGAGTAAATTTTTTAACGGTAAAGAACTTTGTCAGAGCGTTAACCCAGATGAAGCGGTTGCTTACGGCGCAGCGATCCAATCTTCTATTTTGGTTGGAAATAAACATGATAAAACAAACGATCTTCTTTTACTTGACGTTAATCCTTTATCTCTCGGTGTAGAAACTGGAGGTGAAGTGATGACAGTTCTTATTCCAAGAGGTACAACTATCCCTACCAAGAAATCGCAGACGTTTTCAACAGGTCGTGACAATCAAGAAGCAGTTTCTATATGTGTCTATGAAGGAGAGCGAAAATTAACGAGAGATTGTAATTTGCTTGGAAAATTCGATTTGACAGATATCCCGTTAATGCCAAGAGGACAGCCTCAGATTGAAATTAGTTATGATATTGATGCAAATGGGATTTTAAATGTATCGGCAGTTGAAAAGAGTAAAGGAAGTTCGAAAAGTATTACAATCACTAATGATTCTAAAAAGTTATCCAAGGAAGAGATTGAGAGAATGGTGAAAGAAGCAGAAGAGTATAAAACTCAAGATGATGAAATCGGTGCAAAAATTGAATCAAAAAATCAACTAGAATTGTTATTATATGGAACTAAAAGCAAAGAAGATAATAAAGAAGAAGTGAAAACAAAATTGAAAGAAGTTGAAGATTGGTTATTAGAAAACGGTTCGAATGCTACAAAAGAAGAGTTTGAGAATAAGACGAGTGAGTTGAGAGAAGCAATTGAGTCGAACGATGATAAAAAAGACGGATGTAAAGTAGAAGATGTTGATTAAAATTAAATTATTATTTTACACCTTTGGAGATTTAAAACGCCGATTTTTATAACCTTATAATAATCTATTCCTTATATTGTTTTGACTTTCGTCTTGAACGTTTTCTTGATTTACGTTTATATTTTTCATCTCTTTCATACAAACCTTGAAAAATACGCTTGAATATTTCACTTGGTATTGCATGTAATGTTTCATTAATATTCTCTTTTAGTTCGGAATAAGTTATTCCTACTTTCTTCTGTAATCGTGACTTGAATATACTAAAAAAGTTTTCTATTGCGTTTGTAAAGTGTTGATAAGGTACAGCATATAATACCTTATTATTCTTATTAATTAATGTTCTTATTGCTTCATTACGATGAGAACTTGCGTTATCCAATATAATTAATTTGTTTTTATACTTGGAAGTAATAAATTTATCCAAGAACTCTTCTAGACGTTCTGTATTAATTCCTCCTTTATCATAGATTTCCCATCCTATTACACCACTTGAATCAATCGCAACAATAGAAGTATAGCGTTTGAATATGTCGTTTTTATA